TTCTTCTTCTTTTTCTTAAATCTAAATCGTGTTTGCGTGAACCTCTAAGGAAACTATTAACTCTACCCATAGCCCAAGCACTCATAGGAACTCTACGACTACCAGCACTCAAAAAAGCACCTTGTCCTCTACGATATACCTTTGCTAGCGTGCCATAAGTATATCTTTTAGACGCTTTTGCTTTTCTTCTTAATGTTGCTTGTGTTGCTGGTGATAGAGGTTTTCTTCTAACTGCCATTATGCCTTAGTCCTTGCTCTAAGTAATCCTCTTGGTATGAAACCACCAGATTTATAGATTGATGATACTTGTTTTATAAGGCTGGCTCTTCTTGATCTTTTTCTACCTTTTAGCCCAGATAAATATTTTTTGGGTAAGCCTGAGTCCTTGTCTTTTGGTACTCTTCTAGTTCGTTTCTTCTTCTTCGCCACCTACTGTCTGCCCCTCTACCTCAGTTGTTCTAAATTGTCCTCGTAAACCTCTAGCAGAGTCAATCTCATCATTTATTTTTCTAATCATTTGGTCATCATCAATTACAGCCTCTGCTATTTGTTTATCTAACTCTTTGTTAAATGTTTCTGATTTTATGCCACTGGATTTAGCCATCTGTAAGAATTGTAAATCATTAGCCCAATCTCTTACATCAAAAGTATCTGGGTAATCAACTTTTCCGTCCCAATCTTTATTTTGCCACATAGCAAACAATGACCAGATTTGATCTTCAGAATTTTCTAAATAATCTGCTTTCTCGCTGAGTTTCGCATTCAAAAGCTGAAACTCTGTCTGGAGGGCAATTCCACTAGATATTTGATTTCCTGATGTGCCTCTAACAGAACCCATATGAGTTATTCTATCTATGGCATCAATTTTGTTTTGAATACATTTCATAATACCATCTAAGTTTTGTCCACTTGGTTGAATTATGTAAGGTTTCAAATCTGATTGTAAATCCTCTGGTATTTCTATGATTGAACCAGCACCAGCACTAGCCTCTACATTTGGAGTCTTAACTAAACTTGGGTGGTTTGCTAATCTAATTAATTGTTCTTTTTCTGAATAGTCGTTATAGATAGACTGTTGTAAAAATGCAACATCAGCTAAGTCGCTAATACCAACTGGTCTTTTGTTTCCTCTAAGATTGTAAACATTTACTGCTGGTATTCTACCGATAGCGTTTGGTACTTCTTCAATAAGTCTTGCCTCACCATCTGCATATTCTTTTTCGTAATCTTCTATCTCAAAAGTAGAGATACTTTCCTCTGTAAATAATTTTACGATTGCTCTGTCTGCATTTATATCTTCTACAAGTAAAAGCATATCAAGATAAAACCTACCACTTGATGCCCTTTTATAATTCCAGTTTACAATGTTCTCTGGCGTATAAATAGAAATGTAAGGTCTAATATCTTGCTCTAATTCCTCTGCTCTAGTCTTTGTATTTGTTTGTGGCTTATCAACTATTACCCAACAATTACCATAGATGCTTGCATTCATTTGAACCTCACGCATTACAGTATTGAATGATCTGCCATCTAAATCAGCGTCTTGAATAAATGACTCTAACTGTGGGTCGCCATCCAAAGAACCATAGTCTCTAGTCGGAGGAACTCGCCATAAAAAACTTGTATATATTTGCACCACATTTTTACAATGGTTATCTACTGGAGTATGTCTAATTCTTTGATCGTACTCCTCTGGTGATTCTAAGATATATCTGTGGAGGTAATAACCATTTTTATAATCATTACCACCAAGATAACTACGAATATAAAACTCCCAATTTGCTATGTTTGCGTTCCAAAGTGGGTGCTTTGCTGTTAAAAATTTTCTATCCATTAACTCCACCTACTAGGAGGGTTAGGCTCAAAGTTTCGTCTGATAGGATATTTATATTCAACTAAATAACCCAACGCATCATTAAAGTGATCGAAACCACTGTCTTTATCAGGAACATGAGTACCCTCTTTGTATATCTGTCTTTCTAAACTTTTGATTACGTTTTTGCAAGATTTTAAAATAAACAAACTATTTTTACCATTTGAATTTTTTAATTTAGAATTTACTGCATTTACTCTGTCTCTAACTAATGGTGCTTTGTTTCTACACTTAACATCAAAACCAGCATTGATAAGAATTGATAAATCTGTTTGTCCACCAGCAGATGTTTTTCTTTGTCTAGCAGATGGGTCAGGATAAATTACAGTGTGATTATTTTTGTATCTATTTTTTATTTCTTCAACCATTTCATTAGTATTGCTAGAATATATTTGTATCTCATCTACAACGTAAATGCTATCATTTTCTATTACAGCTACGACAGCACAAATCGGTGAGACGTTGAAATCTAAACCTATGTGTAAGGTTGTAGAATTGTTACTAAATGTTTCGATGATATTTTTATTTCTATCAAAGTTATAATAAATAATTCCAGCATAAGTAATAAACGTAGCAAGATATTCTTGTTGGAAAGTTCTCTCATCTAAATCATTCTTTGCTTGATCTATCTCTGACTGTGATACCTGACCACCCTCTAATGTTGTATATTTAAAACTCTGCCATTCTGGGTCTCTTTTTGTATATAATTCATAAGCCCAGTTAAAACCTTTTGGAGTCCCAGTAAATAGTGCATGACCCATTGTGTCTGACAATGTTGGTCTGATTACCTCATAAAATGCTTGTGGTTTAATATCTTGAAACTCATCAAGTACAACAAAATTCAAACCTACTCCACGCAAAGATTGCTCATTATCAGCACCTTTTAGACTAACTACAGTATTATTTTTTAATACCATGCTTAAATCAGCCTCATTGATTTTTTGTACCCATCTATGCTTTATCATTTGTTGTTTAAGCATATCCCAGAATATTGTTTTAGATTGTCTATAGCTAGGTGAAACGTACCATATTCTTTGATTCGCAAATCTTGCAAACTTAGCTATCTCTTGGACACAGAGGAAACTTTTCCCAAATCTTCTTCCAGCGATCATTACCCTCATGCGTTTATCGCAAGTAATTACCTCTCTTTGTGGTTTTGTAAGTGGCATTATATTTCATCGCCCCAACTATCCCAGCCATCAACTCTTTGTCTAGCAAACAACTCTATACGAGGAATATCACCACATAACTCAATAATATTATCTCTAATAATATTTGGTTTTTTACTATGTTCCTGTCTTTTGCTAATTACTAATTGTTTGACAGATTTAGATATTCTTTTTGGTTTACCTTTAGTAGCTAGTAAACACTGTTCAGGATTACATCTAGTCCAGTAACCCATGCCTGTGAAATATTCATCAGAATTTATGTTTTGTTTGACCCATGTAAAACCAACTGTTTTATATGTAAAACCCCATTCCTCAATGACCTTAAAAGCCTCTGGCAACATTGTATCAATAGCCCACAGAAATAAAGTGCAATTATCGTCAGAAATATCAGAAATAGGTAGGTTACAAATATCGTTAACACTAAGGGTATTATAATGCCTGATGGCAGATCGCTTTTGACCTTTTGATGAGTAGGTTCTAAATGTCCAAGCTGGGTCTGCATATATTATTTGATATTTTTTCTTTGGAAAAGGTATCACTCAACTGACCATGCCAGTGGTTCGTCATCTTCAGTAATAACGCTTTCAGATTGACCTAGTATTTGTTTTCCTAGCCATATCTGCATAACGACATTACCCTTTTCAGCACTCTTAAATTGTAACTGTCTTAGACGCATTTTCATTTCTGCTCGCCCTTTTGTCAGAAATTCCGAATAACTCTTTTCTATAAGATCAGCACTGCAACCAAAAAAGTCTGCAATCTCTTTATTCGTACAACCTAATTTTGCTAATTTACTAACTTGTTTAGTATCTATGTTATATTTTTTTGGTCTTGCCATAATCCTCTTACCCTATGAGTTAGGTAAGTTTTGTTTATCAAATAAATATAAAAAAATACAGTAAATTTTATCTATACTCGTTTACCATTTCTAAATCATTGATTGCTTGTTCTTTTGTAATCAATCCTTTTCTAATACCCATATCAATAATATCTTTGTTTTTTATCGCCCAGTCTTTGATAAATCTTGTTACTTTTTTATCTCTTATAGCATCTGTAAACATTTGTAACCTTTGTTCATCTTGATTAACTACGCCAAAATTGTAGTTTTTCTGGGGTTTTTCATCTAAATATTTTTTTGCAGATAACCAGAATGCTGGTTGTTTGGCAAACTGTTTGTCCTCAATAGAATCATAATAATCATTATATAACTTTGCTAAATCATCATATTTATGTTTCCAATCTTCATCAATTTTTAAGAAATTCTTATGTGCAATTCCTTTACTGACTTTGTTTTTTATTTTTGACCAAAAGTAATTAAAATATCTTTCATTTTTACTTAAAGAATTAACATCTTTTTTAGTAGATGTATTGGTAGGGGTAGAGGTAGTGGTAGGGGGGTTTGTGCTAGGTTTTTTTGGTCTGCCTCCCAGTTTACCATTTACTTTAGATGCGTCTATTCTCTTACGAATATAAAGATATTCCTGTAGTTGTCGTTCATTCTGGTAATGATTTTCTACCTCTACAAAAAATTCTTTGAGTATCTTTTCACATGAAATTTTTTCGCTTTCAGTGTAACAACTTGCGATTCGTTTTACTGTATCAATATCTTTTGGTAATCCTATGCAACGCTTATTCCAATTCCAACAAAGCAATCGCATGTATATGCCAATCTCTTCATTACTTAAATGCGATGTGCCAGCGATAAAATCTTCGGTAAATAAATACCATGCTTTTAGTTTTTCTTTAGGTTTCGAGTTCTCGTCTATAAACATTGTTACCCCCATTTCTTAACTGTTTATATATTTCGTATGTTAGTTCATCTATTCTGTCGTCAAATTCATCTTTTGAATATGATTTAAAAATAAATTCGTCAGTTGCCTTTGTAACTGCTTTTTCCTGTGCTTTCAACCATAAACCTATAAATTCGTCTTGGTTATCATATCCCTGTGGCAGATATATTTTCTTGCCTCTTCCTATGTCTATTACGAGGGACATATTGGTCGATGATTTCTGTTAGTTCTGTAAGGCATTGTTTCGTGTTTCCTTTAACAACAAAAAATGGAGTCTTTAAATCACTTGATCTAATTTTCCAAATCTTTTGTGCATCTGTGAGTTTACCTTTTTCATTCTTCAACTCAACATATAATAATCTACCCTCTGGGTACTCAATAATAAAATCAGGCACGCCAGCACGAAAGCCCATTTTTTTAAGTTTTATCAAATATTGAACAGATCGTTTACCCTCATTGGCAACATGGTAATGACGAAAGTTGTAAATTTCAGTCAGGGCATTTAGTAGTTCGTTACACGCTATTTGAATATAAAACTCTTTAGTCATAAAACTGAGGGGTGAGCCTAAGATTCCCACCCCTCGATTCGGTAATCAAAATGGGTTTAATTACCTATTCTATAGCTACAATGCCTCGCTAAAAAAAGAATAATAAAATTATTAGTGAAAAATCGTTGGGAATCAAGGGTTTTTTTTGTGTAAAAATAATTAAATTAACTATTGCAATAACCTAAGAAATTTAGTAGGTTTAATTATGATTAATAATAATAATAATAATAAGGAGAATCAAATGAATATATTTATTGGTCAATCTGCAACTTACTCTATAGGTGGCGATAGCTACCCATATACAGTTGTTAATTATGAAAATGGTGTTGTAACTTTACAATCTGATAAGACTCAACCTACTGGTAATCACGATTATTACAACAATCAAAGCTACCTCATTACATCTGATACTAATGGTAGAAAAAAATCATACAAGCAATATTCATATTATGGTGAGCAAAGATGGTTTGAGGTTTTTCTAAATCAAAAAACTGGTAGATGGAATAAAGAAAGCCACCCAAGTTTTTTACACTTTGGAAAAAAAGTATTTAAACAAGACCCTAATTTTTAGGGTCTTAGATTGGAGGCTACAATGACAAAATATTTTTTTAGAGATGGTTTTTCTGTAACTGGAAAGATTTACAAAAAAAATAATAAGTTATACTCTTTCCAAAATTGCTGGAAATGTGATGGCACTGGTTATACCCAATATCGATGGGTTGATAATGGTATATGTTGGAGGTGTGGTAAACAAGGTTATACTCATACTGACTTAAAAAGAGTTTTTACTGAGCAAGAAATTGAACGTCTTGAAAAAAATAGATTAGTAAGAGAACAGAGAAAATTTGCTAAGATAAAAAAAGATAATGAGTTTTTTATTGGCAAAATTCAATTTTATCACAACCCTCAAAAATTTGTTTGTAAAATAAATTCTTGGTATGATTTTCAAAACAAAAATCGTGATTATTTTTCAAGAGTTTTAGAAATTGGAGAGTCCTTAACCAAACAATATTGGCAAAAAATATCATCTAATTTTATAGAATTAGGAAAACATACTGAAAAACTTACTTTAGTTTTTAGAAAAGGTTTTGAATCTTTTTATGGTTGGTCTGAAATTCTTAAATTTGTTGATGATAAGAATAATCAATATGTTTGGTTTACGTCATCATATCCTGATCTTGAAATAGATGAGTCTTATAATGCTAGATTTATCGTAAAAGAAAATCAAGAGTCAGAACAATATGGAAAGCAAAATATGATTAAAAATTTTAAGGAGGTAAAATGATACCTAGACCTTTTAAAATAATTAAATTAACTATTGCAATAACCTAAGAATTTTAGTAGGTTATTTATATGATTAATAATAATAATAAGGAGGCTACAATGTCAGCATTTGAAATAGCAAAAGAACATTTTTCTAAAACTGATGATGATTTATTAGTGAAAGTTCATGGTAATGATTATGAACTTACTAAAAATTGGTTTGGTGCATGGGTAAGAGGTGACGATAGAATACTTTTATTTAGATGTGGAAACAGCACTTACAAATTAATTTTAACAAAAAACATAAAAATAAAAGGTGTATCAGATGATTCCTAGACCTTTCAAAAAAATTCAAAAGTTTGACCTTATCGAAAACGATGAGGTCATTCATTTGTTCAAGATTACTCACTTAGATAATTCTACTGGCGTTTATGATAACAAAGGTAAATTAGTAATGAGTAGTTATATCAAACCTAATAATAATAAAGGAGGCTACAATGCAAAAGAATAATTGGTTTGAAGTTGATAAAAAAGGATTGCAACAAGTCCAAAATGAAAAAGATAAATTCTTTATCATCAAGGAACTTGTCAGTAATTCTTTTGACGAAGATATAACTGTATGTAAATTTTGGGTACATAAAAATACTCAACACAAAAGTTATATTAGTTGTTTAGATAATAGCAAAGATGGTTTCAGAGACCTCAAAGACTCTTACACTATGTTTGCCCCTAGCTACAAAAAAGGTATCGTAGAAAAAAGGGGTAGATTTAATGTTGGTGAAAAATTTGCTCTTGCTATGTTTAAGTATGCTCACATAAAATCTACTACTGGCTCAGTAAAGTTTTTAGATGATGGTTCAAGAAAAAGATCATCAATAAGAACTGTTGAGGGTACAGAGTTTTATGGTGAGTTAAAATTATCTTGGGACGAAATTATTGAACTCAAAGATAAAGCAAAAACTATTATACCTCCAGTTGGTGTAAAATATTCTGTAAATGGTGATGATGTTGTGAGACCAGAAACATACAAATCTTTTACTGAAAACTTACCTACTGTTGTTTCTGATGATGAGGGTAATCTAGTTAGATCATCAAGAAATACTAATATTGAGTTATTCAAAACAGATAAACATTTTATTTATGAAATGGGAATCCCTGTGGTTGAAACTGATATTGGTTTTTCAATCAATGTAGATCAAAAGATACCTCTTAACAAAGATAGAGACAATGTAAGTCCTAGCTATCTTAAAAAGCTAAAGACTTATGTACTCAATCATACATCATCTGATTTGACTGATGAACAAGCTAAATCTGCTTGGGTAACTGAGGCTCTTGAAAATGCTGATGTTGATGCAGTCAAAGATGTTGTTGAGTCTAGGTATGGCGATGACGCTGTTGTCTTTGATATGTCTGACCCAGAGGCTAACAAAAAAGCATTTGCAGATGATGTAAATGTCATTACTGGTGGTAGTTTCAACTCTAGGGTCTGGGACAATATTAAGAAAGCCAGAGAAGAGCATCAAGACTTTGCTAGACCATCTGGTTCAGTTGGTAAATATGCAAGTCCAAATCTAACTGGAGGTGCTAAAGAAATAGATACCTATACTGATGGAATGAAAGAGGTAATAGCTTATGCAAAAGAACTGCATTTATATTTATTCAACTCTTCTTGTTCTGTAAGTATTCATAATGGTAATGGTGCTTTAGCAACTTATGGTAGAGGCGACCTACAATTCTCTTATAAGATGTTAGGTAAGAAATGGTTTGACCTTACTAACAACAAACAAAATATATTAGAGTTGATAATCCATGAGTTTGGACACTGGTACTCTTTAGATCATCTAAGTGAAAAATATTATGATGGTCTTTGTGAGATTGGTGCAAAACTAATTATGAGAGAAAGTAAATAATTATGTTTGATTTAATTATCAATTTAGGCGTTCATTTAGCGATGATCGCCTTTACACTTTATTTCATCAAAGAAATATTCGGAGGTAAATAATTATGACAAAAAAACATAAACTTTTCCCTTATGGTTATATGAGTCAACACATAAAAGGTTATTGTGTAAGAACTAAACAACCAATTTATGAATATAACCATAAGTTACCCAAAGAAAAAACTTACTCTAAGTTTTATTTTAGGGTAGTAATGATTTCTCTTTTATTATGTGGTGCTATGGCTCTTATGGGTTGTAGCACTACGCCAAACGACATTATTGTCGATAGTAGGGGAAAAAGTTCTGCTAACGTAGATGGTTCAGCAGATAGATACCACGATGACTTTTATACTTGCAAATCTTTAGTTGAAGATAATACAAATGCCATATTAAATAGTGGTAAAGTATTGTATAATGGTTTTCGTTGGAGGGTGTTATGGCTATCGCCTAAGTTGAGTACCAGACAAGATTTAATAAATAATTGTCTGACTGGGCGTGGCTATAACGTAATTAATAAATAATAATATGAAAGGAAACTACAATGTCTAATATTATAGATAAAATCTTTGACAATAGCGAAGATGGTAAACCTAACTATGCGATTGATCTTGTCGATGGTACAAGATTATATTTAAGAGGTCAGGTTTTACACCCACTACCACAATCAGGTGATGCGATTGACTTTACTGTCATCAATGTAAAAACATCTGACAAAGGTAATCAATATACCAATGTTAAAGATGTAAGAGTTGCACATAATCATACAATGGAAAATGATTATCCAGTAGAAATGCAATCAGCTAGTCCAGTTCAATCAACTAGACCAGCACCAACTTCTATGAATAAAAATGACACTCAAAGAATGGATATTTTTGTTACTGGAGTTGTTGGGCGTTCAATGGGTAGTGGTCATTTTAGCGTTCAAGATATTAGCGATCTGACAAGAAATGCAGTGAAAGCATTTAATGACAATCTCAAAAATATCTAAAGATTATAAAACAATCTTTTACAAGTATTGGAGGCTATCAAAAGAAGATAGCCTCTCATGCTGGGGTTGTTTTCAAAGACCAGCAGTAGAGATTCATCATTTAAAATCTCGTGGCTTTGGTGGGAGTCCAAAAAATCTTTTAAATGTACCACGCAATTTATTCCCAGTATGTCGCCAATGTCATACTTTGGCTCATTCTAATAGATTAGTAAATGAAGAGTTTAGAAAAGAATTAAATCAAAAGATAGACGAAAAGGAGTTTGAAGAAAACGAAAATGGCATCTGATATTTATTCATTAGATTTCAACCCAAATATTTTATCCTCTAAGCAAGAAGAACTAGGGTTAAGTTTTGCTGATGATGACACAGCAGTTGAACTTATGAAAAAAGAGGAAAAGATGTTGATAGCAGAATTAACACTAGAACATACTAAAAATAGTGGGTATAAGAACATGACAGAATTAAATGGTTACATTTATTCTGATGAAAAGTTTAAGCAGTTTACCGACAGATACAGGGAAACTCTTAAAGCAAGGAATCGTTCTAAGATTAGATACGAAACCTTTAAGGCTTTTCGTGACGACCTCAGAACTAAAGTCGTGAACGAAAGGGAATTGGCTAAAAACTTATAGAAAGGAGTCATTATGCCAGAACTAACACAAAACCAAAAGATACTTGAATATTTAAAATCAGGTAAAAAACTAACCCCAATAACAGCATTAAATAAATTTGGTTGCTTTAGATTAAGTGCAAGAATTTATAATCTAAAAGAAGAGGGTCATAACATCATTACTGAAAATATTACTCGTCAGGGTAAAACTTTTGCAGAATATTCATTGGAGGTAAAATGAGTAGAACTGGTGCTTGGTTTTTAGATATGCAATCAGACGCATCTGATTTAACAAAAGATGAGTTCATTAAAAAACATGGTGAGCATAATCTTGATATATGGACTGAGGTTCACGAAGAACTTGGGGACATTGACGATATGCAATCAAGGTTAGATCAAGTGGTATCAAGAATGAATAGAGCCTTTACAAAAAAGATTACTCAATGATTGAACATTTTAAAAAATTTGATGAGGGCGATAAAAGTTTATTGCCCTTGTCTTTTAGTCATCTAAATGAGTTTGCATTCAATCGTGAACGCTGGGCGTTGCGTAGGATATTTGGTTTTCAATTTCCTAGTAGTGCATCAGCAGAACGAGGTAAAGCAGTGGAGTCAGGTTTAAATATGTGGCTCAATGGTATAGATAAGCAAGATGCAATAGATAAGATGGTTGATGAGTTCCAAGCTAATTGTAAATTATTTGATGACCCAAAAAAAGAAGAGGAGGAGTACAACTTAATTCCTTTATTCAATGAGGGTATCAATGCTTTTAATGAGTTTGGTTTCAAATGGAATTTACTGGGCTATCAAAAAAAGGTAGAACTCGATATACATGGAGTCCCACTGATAGGTTATACGGATTTTCATTTTGAGGATAAGCAATCTAGGGAGGATTTTTACATTGATCTGAAAACGACCAAGCGTAAACCAAATGGCTTATCTATGTCTCATGCTATGCAACAAGCTATCT